CGGCGCCCAGATGGCCCGGGCCTGCGCCGACCTGGTCGACCAGGTGGGCGCCGCCAGCCTGGCCCACCGGGCGCAGGGCCTGCTGGATGACACTCTGGCCGGCGCCGGCCGCCGGCCCCTCGGCGACGGCTGGGCCTGGTCGCGGCGCCGCTCCGACGCCGACATTTCGCCGCTGGTGGCCGCCACCCTGGCCGCCTGGGCGGCCCGCACCCGGCCCACCCCGCCGCCCCCGTTTGTGATTACCGCCTAGCCGGGCCGGCCGATGATGCGCAGCAGGGTGCCGAGGGCGATTACGCCGACCTCGATCAACAGGACAATGGTCTGGGTGGTATCCACCCCCGAAACCTACCCACGGCTAGCCTGGCCGGCGCGGAGCGGGATCGGGCCCTTGTGGCCGCAGCTCGGGGCCCGAACCCCTCTCCGAGCCGTCTGGGCCCCTCTGCGGCCCGCCCGGCCGGTAACTAGGTTGGGGCTGGCGCCGCCCGGCTGGTTACTGCACGGTAGGCGGCATCATGTTTGGGCGTAACCGGGCCCTGGCCCGCCGGGTGGCCGAACTGGAGGCCGCCGCCGGTGACCGCCCGCCGCCGCCGCACGTGGCCGCCTGGACGGCCGGCCCGCTCGACCAGTGGCCGGGGTGGACCCAGGGCGCCACCCGGGCCGCGGCCATGTCGGTGCCCACCCTGGCGTTCATCCGCTCCCAGCTCGCCGGCGGGCTGTCGGCGATGCCGCTGGAACGCTACCGGCAGACCTTCGACCCGGCCGGCGTCCCGCTGACGGTGAAACTGGCGCCCGGCTGGACCGCCAACCCTGATCCGGCGCCGACCATGCCCCGGTCGCTGTTCTGGTCGTGGGTGATCGACGACCTGTTTTTTCACGGCCAGTGCACTTTGGTGGTGTTGGCCCGCGACGCCGACGGGTTTCCGGTCGCGTTCCGCCGGGTGATCCACGGCCAGACGCCGTACTGGCCGGAGATGCTGGCCCTGGGCACGTTCTGGCAGATGGAAGTGTCCTACATGGGCGTGGACGTGCCCGCCGAGGATCAGATCGTGATCGCCGGCCCTCACGACGGGGTGTGCAACTACGGGGCCGCCGAGATCGCCGCCGCCCTGGCCCTCGAAACCAACGCCGCCACCGCCGCCGCCGAACCGTTGCCGAACATCGACCTGCACCAGACCGCCGGCGAGCCGCTCTCCTCAACGGCCGCCCAACAGCTGGTGGCCGACTGGAAAGCGGCCCGCCAGGCCGGCGCCACCGCCTACACCCCGTCGAATCTGGACGCCAAGCCGTTGGGGTTTTCGGCCGCCGATCAGCAGATGACCGAGGCCCGCCAGTACATGGCCACCCAGATGGCCCGCCTGGCCGGCGTCAACCCGGTGCTGGTATCGGCGGCCATGGGGGCCAGCTCCAGCTACGTCTATACGAACCAGTCCGACTACCGGGCCGCGTTCCTCGATGACGTGCTGGACGGGTACCTGCAGGCCATCGAGGGCCGCCTGTCCGCCAACGACGTCACCCCCCGCGGCCAGTACCTGCAGTTTGACCGGGACGCGTTCACCCGGCTGCCGCTGATCGAGCGGGTGCAGATCATGGTGGCGGCCATCAAGGGCGCCGCCGAGCCGGCCATGGTCAACCAGTTGGCCCGGGTCCTCGACCTCGATTTCGCCCTGCCGGTCGGCCCCGACGACACCCCGCTGGCGGTGCCGTTGCCGGCGCCGGCCATTCCCAGCCCGACGACACCGACCAGCACAACGCCGACCGGCACAGTGCCGGCCCCGGGAGGATAAGTGACCTATGTGACCACCTCGGCGCCCGCCGCCGGCCTGAAAGCCGACCGGGCCCGGCGCACCATCTCCGGCACCGTCGTACCGTGGGGGGTGTTCGCCCAGGTGTCCACCGGCCAGGTGGTGGCGTTCGCCCGCGGCAGCCTCACCCTTTCCGAGCGGGCCAAACTGGTCCTCGACCACGACCCGGCCCGCCCCGTCGCCGTCTATGTGGACGCCACCGACACCGAGGCCGGCCTGGAGGCCACGTTCCGGGTGCCGGCCGGGCCGCGCGGCGACGACGTGCTGGCCGAGGCCGCCGAGGGCCTCCGCGACGGGTTCAGTGTCGGCGCCGACCTGGGCGCCTTCGACGAGAAGGACGGCGGCGCCCTGTGGGTCACCGCGGCGCGCGGCCGCCACGTCGCCCTGCTGTCCGAACCGGCGTTCGATAACGCCCGGGTGTCCGCTGTTGTCGCCTCAAAACCCCCGAATGGAGCACCTATGAGTATGACCGTCGCCACCTACACCCCCAGCCCTGAGCCCGAGCCCGAGCCCGAGCCGGCCGAGCCGGCCGAGCCGGCCGTGCAGTTGACCGCGGCCGGCGCCGCCCGGCCGGTGGCGGTGGCGGCCCCGGCCCGGGTGCGCGACCCCTACCCGTACGCCCAGCCCCTCGAGCTGGGCGGCCCGTCGTTTGTGCGGGACGCCTGGGCGGCCATGGAAAACCCCGGCGGTGACGAGGGGAACCGGTGGCGGCGGGCCCAGGCCATGGCCGCCGACCCGGCCTACGTGCGGGCCGGGCTGGCCCGTTTCGGCCGCACCCTGGCGTCCCCGCCCGACGCCGACCTGATGGCCGCCACCGGCACCAGCACCACCGATCCGGCCCTGGTGCCGCCCCGCTGGCTGCCCGGCCGGTACGTGCCGTTGCGGGGTGCCAAGGCGCCGCTGTACACGGCCCTGGCCAAGTACGGTACGCCCGATTTCGCCACCCTGGAGGTGCCCCGCACGGCCACCGAGACCGGCCTGGCCGGGGTGCCCGCCGACGAGGTGACCCCGATCGCCCCCGGCTCGATCACCACCACCAACGACACCGTGACGATCAACGAGGTGGAGGGCGCCTATATGTTCTCGCGGAAACTGTTGATGGGCTCGAATCCCCAGATTGACCGTATCGCCCTGGACGCCATGGACCGGGCCTGGCTGGCCGAGGTGGAATCGGAGGCCGTCACCTATTTTGTGGGCGGCGCCAACGTCCACACCGCGGTGGCCGTCACCTACGCCGACGGGCCCGCCTATATCGCCACCCTGCGGGCCCAGTTCGCCGCCCTGGCCGCCGCCACCCTGTACATGGCCACCGACGTCATCCCGGCCTCGAAGGAATACATTGCCGCCGCCGAGGCCGACGACAGCACCGGCCGGGCCCTGCTGCCCTACGGCCCCCAGGTCAACTCGTCGGGCGAGTCGTCGGCCGGCTTCTCGTCGGTAGGGGTGCAGGGTGTGCCGCTGTGGCCCGGCCCGTACATGTCCGCCAACCACACCCTGATACTCGATCAGAGCCTCGACGCCGCCGTCATTTTCGCCACCCCGGTCATGAATTTCCGGCTGGAATGGACCTCCGACGCCACCACCGGCGGCAACGTCAAGGTCCTCAAACTGGTCAAATATTCGGGGGTGGGGTTCTGGGCCCAGTATCCCGGCGGCATCGTGCTGTTGACCAACAGCACCCCTATCGCCGCCGCCGCCGGCAACGGCGACACCGGCACCGCCCGGGCGGCCCGCAAGTAGGTGGCTACCGGCTGGCCCGCCGACAGTGACCTGGCCAACCGCCTCGGCCTGTCGGCCACCGATGACGTGGACCGGGTGGCGGCCGCCAACGCCGCCGCCCAGGCCGACGCCATAGCCGTGGTCGGCCTCGACCCGGTGGCCGGCACGCTCGACGGGGGCCAGTTCGAGGCCGTGCTGCTCCTCGGCCAGTGGTGGTACGAGTCCCGTAACCGGCCCGAGGGCCTCGACAGCCTGAACCCGGCCGCCTCGCCCTACTACCGGCGTACCGCGCTGGGCATCCTGGCCCGCGGCGCCCTGCCCATCGCGTGATATCCGACACCGTGGCCGAGGTGGTGGCCGCCCTCGAAGCGGCCGGGCTGCGCGTCGCCGAGCGTTCCGGTGATATCACCCCGCCCGTCTGCTACCTGCAGCTGGGCCAGGTCACCAACGCCGGCACCATGCTGGCCGGCGGTATTCTCACCACCCTCTACGTGCATTACATCCCGGTGCGCGGCCTCGACAACCTGGCCGGCGACGCCGAGGCCCTCGACGCCCTCTACGCCGCCCTGGGCCCCCTGGCCGCCCTGGACCTGGTCGCCACCCGCACCTCGGTCACCATCACCAACGACACCTGGCCCTGCTACCGGGCCGACCTGACCGCCCTGGCCGTGTAGGAAGGAAACCACCGTGCCCACCATCGTCAATAAACTGCTCGGCACCTTGAAGCTGGGCGATGTCACTACCGGGATCCAGATGGAAGCCCAGGTTTCCGCCGTCGGGGTGCCCCAGACCGTGACCCGCGATTCTCCGGTGACGGTGCTGACCGGCGATATCGTGCAGTCGGCCGCCACCTACTCCTGGTCGCTGACCGGCACGGTGGTCCTCGACTATTCCGACCCGGCCGGCGTCTACTATTTCGTGCAATCCCACCAGGGCGAAGAGATGCCGTTCGAGTTCGCCCCGTCGGGCGCCACGGGCGGGCCCACCTACACCGGCACCGTGGTCAACGACGGCTGGAATACCGAGGAGCTGAACAGCGGCGCCATGGTGGTGTCGAAGTTCACCTGGCCGGTGCAGGGCCAGGTGACCGTGACCCCACCCGTCTGATGGCCGACACCTACACCGTCGAGATAACCAACGCCGCCGCCTTCGACCGGGCCCTGGCCGCCATGCGGGCCGGCCTCGCCGAACCCAGAGAGCCGTTGGCGGCCGCCGCCGGCGCCGCCATCGCCGACGCCCAGGCCGCC